TGATTCCTGAGCGATGTATCAAGCTGGATAAGTCTTTACTGGAAGTGTTCCGCAACGATGCCCGAACAGGAGTCGCCTTTATGCTTGACCATGCGTGGGCAGGTATTCAAAAGGCATTGGTCTATGGGCGAACCTTCGATGCCGTTCTGCGTAGGAGCAATGAAGTAGAAGGCGAGAAGTGGGCATTATACGGCGACACTTACATCGTTCGTGGCAAAGAGAAAGATGGCATTTCAACCGATTCCATTATCTCGGACATAGAGGATGGAACCTTGTTTGATGTATCAATCGGCTTTGGCTATAGCACGCAAATTTGCTCTATCTGTGGCAACGAATATTTCGGTGGTGAGTGTTCTCACTTGCGTGGTCGCGAGTATGACGGACAACTTTGTTATGTGACAGCGAAGCCCCCAGGCTATTTGATGGAGCTTTCGGCTGTGTTCGATGGGGCATATCCGACCGCAGGGATGTTGTCGGCAACGGGAGATATGGAAGATGGCCCATTCATCCAAGTTCCCGACGAAGAACTCAAGAAATTGCCATCGGGTATTATGACATATGCCGCATATGGTTCAGTCAGCAACAAATTGGTAACCTTCCATAAGAAGGACGACTTAGCCAAAGGGAATGTATTCAGTGTTCCCGATTTATCAACATTGAAAGGTGGTGGAGAACAAGTGAGTGAAGATGTTAAGACCTATACTCAGGAGCAGGTAGATGTTCTCGTGAAGGAAGCGGTTGATAAGGCCGTGGAAGAAGCATTGGCAAAACAGGCTGAAGCCGCACAGGAATCAGCAGAATCTTTGCAGGTATTTATATCCGTCGAACAGGTTAAGGAATCACTAGGACAGGAATTGTCTGCCGACAAGGTGCTTCTGTTTGCCAAAGAAGGTATCGAGTATCGTAAAGAACTCAAAGAAGAAGCCCTTAAAGCAGGTGTTCGTGCAATGGGCGATGCGTTCAAGAAGGAAACTTGGGAGCGCAACTTTGACCTGATGGACATTCAGGGCATCAAAGACACGATGGCGACCTGGCAGGCTCAGGCAGAGGCAGAAATCCCTGCTGGTAGACAGACCCAGGCAGGGCTTGGCAGAGACCAGAAACTCACCATGCCTGATGAAGCGTTCAAGGTGGGACGGTAAGCAAGTCCTACACAAACTAACATCCCAATAACTCCGCTTTTATAGCGGATTTTTTATGCTCATTTTTATTGACTTTGAGAAAGGAAGTGAAAACAGAATGGCACGTGGTGGATTGGATTATGAAGGCATTGGTGCCCTGCGCGCCCCCTTTAAGGCGGACGATGGACTAAGGGCAGCTTATGCCGCTAGTGGACTTGTAGGTGTTGAGGGAATGGCCGTTGCCTTGACTGAGAAGGGGACCTGTGGATTCGGCAATGCAGGCGATGCCCTGCTTGGCAAACTCGAAAAATACGAACCCGATGGTTATGCAACCGTACAAATCAAGGGATTTACTGAGTTTGCTGGCGTGTCCGGTAGCTTGCCCAGCTATGGCAATATCTTGGTGGTCAATGGCAGTGGCGCAGTACGGGCTTCAACTGGTGCTACTGGCACAGCAAAAGCGATTGACATCGGCTCCGAAGTAACCGGCCCCGTTATGGTATTTATCGGCTAATTGCCGTACAGAAAGGAAGTGAAATAGACAGATGGCAAAAATCGCATTGAGTAATTTAACCCCCGACCTGTATAGACAGGCACATTCGGAGGCCATGACCCTTTCCATGTTTTTGGAAGGGCTAGACCCTTCTCCTGAAGGTAGTAAGTTAGATGCTTTTGAGAGATTGATGCAAGAGGCGGGGATTGTTACAAGTAACATTCCTGAGAAAAACATCTTTTCCTCCAAGGTGGAAGCGTTTTATCGCACCGATGAGAATAAGCTACTGTTCCCTGAATATATCGCCAGAACTCTCGTTCAGGCAATGGTTCAGTATCCCGTGTTCCAGTATCTTGTAGCGGCTCGGACAATGATTGACAGCAATGTTTACAAGGCTGGATACCTTGATCTGGACGATGCAAAGAACAAAAAGGCAACTCAGATGCGGCGTGTAACCGAGGCCGCTGAACTGCCCATTGCCAAGTTAAAACTTGGTGAATCCGCGATCAACATCTATAAATATGGTCGCGCAATCGAAGCATCTTATGAAGCCCTGCGCCGGATGAGCATTGAAGTGTTCAATATTCACCTTCAAGAAATCGGCGTACAGGCTGCCGACAACAAGGTCGCTGAAATCCTGTCCATTATCAAAGATGGTGACGGCAACAACAACGCAGCTACCATTTACAAGGCTACGGACTTGGATTCGTCCTTCTCCGCTGCATTGACTAGAACTGCATGGATTAAATTCCTGCTCAAGTTCTATCCCCGCGCGTGTAACACCGTGGTATCCAATGAGGACGGATTGTTGCAGATTCTTGAGGTACTATACCCCGCCTCTGCGACTGCTGGCCTGATGGACGAACTGTTAGCCAAGGGCTTGAATGTTTCCGTATCTTTACCTCAAGGCTTTGTGTCCAATGTTACCCTGCTCTACAGCCCGTATGCCGAGAAAATCGACGGCAAGGTAGCTCTTTATGGACTGAACCGTGAGTCCGCTATTGAGGAAATCGTTGAGGTCGGTTCCACCATCAACGAGGTTGACAAGTTCATCAAGAACCAAACCGAGATCATGACTGTTTCCGAGAATAGTGGTTTTAGAAAAATACTCAAGAAGTCCTCTGCAATTATGACCCTTGAGTAATCGGAAAGGGGGCTAACCCCGTGGCCAATTTAATTTTAACCGGAGAAGGATGGCAAGAAAGAGTCCGTTCTGTGTTAGGGACGGACTCTGCCTACTTGCCCGATACCGTAATCGAATCACCAGAGTTCATCACGGTTGCCGAAGCCAATATTATTGACCAAGTGCCCGACTATGCCGACCTTACGGGCACTGACAAAGTGTATTTGGAAGCGGCAGCGGTATGCGAATGTGCAAGTCTCTTGTGTGATGCGATGGCAGTTCGAGTGCCACAGCGAGAGCAAGGGCCGCACTTTACGCAGGAATTAGTGGTGAATTGGCACAAGTTGAAAGCTGACTTGGGGAACAAGCGGGACAGTTATTTAGCGAGGTTATCAACAATGACCGTGCCGACTGTTCCGCATTTCCAAGTCCACAATCACAGGCGGTGATGACATGAGCGTGCTTCAAATCGCAGGGTTTTGTTTGGTGAGCGTAGTCGTTATGAGCGCAGTTCTGGCGATTTTTACGGTCACAGAGAATATTAAGTTAAGTCGCAATGCGTTCAGGGATGGTGATGAGTTATGACCTATGCTGAAAAATTTTTGAATTCACATGGACAGACCATCACCATTCAACGTAATCCTACCGTTACAACCAAAGCGAGTCTCAAGCGATCTACCAAGGCCGTGCGTGACCCTGGAATACGCGATAGTTCGTGGGAGGGCTTAGTCCTGCCTGACAGCAACTTGGTCAGCGGTGAAATCTTCTCCGTTGGCACAGACAAGTACCTGGTTCAGTCAGTCAACCTTGATGTTGCAAGCGGCGCAATAGCGTTCTTTGCCGCGAAGGTGAACTCTACCTTGACGCCGCTTAGACGGACAGAGGAATTGGACGACGAATACAACCTTGTCGTGACCTGGAAATGGACACCAGCAAGCACGACCATAGACGCGTTTGGGCAGGTTGTGACGTATGCCTTGCGGCAGTACGACCCCGGACTTTTGGAATCATCCCGCTATATTTTCTATCTGCCTTCGAGTTATGGCGTGGAGGTACTAGATCGTTTGGTCTTAAACGGCGAAAACCTTATGGTCAATGCCATAGACCCGTTGATGCTAGAAGGTGTTGTTCGAGTGCAGGCCGGAACCGATACAAGAGAGTAGGGTGATGCTCATGGGGTGAGATTTGACGCCGCAGCGTGCATAGGTGCCCTACAGAAACATCTTGTCACTACTCTCTTGGCGATGGCTGAGGAATACAAGGCCTATGCCGCAAGCGAAATGCTGACCCCCGAAGGCAGAGAAGATTTGACAACGGGGGAAATTGAGGCACTAGGCACGTTCTTAGCCGTGAATGTGGTCGGGGGCGCATGGGCAACGATGGATGAATGGGGCACGGGTTCCCTGATGGATGAATCTAACCCTGCTCTTGAAAACTATCGTAACTCTAGGATGTGGAACCCACGTAGACATGATACTATCATTCGTGGGCGACCCAAGGGGCAATACACGAATATCTTTGGTGAAACAAAAGTGTC